TACTAGAAAAGAGCAAAGTTCATCGCCTATTCCCCAATATTCGATGAACTTTTGCTAAAGATGAGATTTGCGCCTCATCTTTAAGATAGGCGATCTTTACTTTTTTTGACAACTAAAAATTAAGTTATATGTAAAAATGTACCTTTTGTTATAGTAAAGTAAAATTTACAGCTCGAACCACCTATCTCACGATAGCGAGCTAACACGGGTACACGCAATAACATATGGCAACAGCCCTCTCCGTTGTTCAGGATTTCGATACCTTCTACGAGGAAGCATACTCTGCTTGGAATCCGTTTTACCCTGAAGCGGAAAGAGATCTCAAGATGTACTTGGGAGATCAATTTGATCAGCAAGAGAAGCGCGATCTATTTCAGGAAGGGCGTTCCGCATTCGTTTTTAATCGAATTCGCCGTTCGATAAATATGATTACTGGATATCAAAGAAAGCACCGCCTTTCCTCTGTTGTCGCTCCTATTGAAGATTCAGATCAAAAAACAGCCGATCAATTATCTCAATTACTTCTCTATGTAATGAACTATGGAGAGGGTTATCAAATAATCAGCGATTGTTTTGGTGGAGCATTAAAAACAGGATTTAATCTTGCGTCTATATGGGTGGATTATCGCGATGATCCTGTGAATGGCGACATTCGATTTTCGAGAGAGCCTTACAACTCATTTATCACAGATCCATACTTTACAAATCTTGATTTCTCTGATTGCGGATACATTCTCCGTCGAAAGTATCTCAATGTCGATCATGCTGCTTCTATGCTCCCTGGTCAAGAGAAGGAAGTGTACAAATTATTCAAGATCGGACACGAGCGCGACGATAAGTTTTCCTGGCTTCCGTATCAGCGACAGCCTGGCGGTCAGGATATGATGGCCTATAACGAGATGTATCAGCAGAAGTGGCGAAATATCCCAATGCTGGTAGACATGGAGACGGGTGAAACGACAGAATTTGACGTACCTCCAGAAAGAATAAAACCTTTCCTTGATCAGTATCCACAACTAAAAATCGTCAAAAAGCCTAAGCGTTACATCAAGCGAGACATCATCTTAAACGATGAGTTAATGCGATCGGACGAAAATCCATATGGTCTAAACGAGTATCCATTTGCTCCTTGCATGGCTATTTTCGAGCCGGAAAGCGACCTATGGGATCTAAAGGTACAATCTTTGATTCGCTGCATGGTAGATCCTCAGCGAGAGGCTAACCGTCGACGATCACAGATGACGGATTTGCTTGATTCGCAGATTAACTCTGGATGGATCGCCAACGAAAATAGCGTTGTAAACCCACGCAGCCTGTTTCAATCGTCGCAAGGACGTGTAATTTGGCGCAGAGAAGACGCCGAACCAGGTGCATTGGAAAAGATACAGCCAGCGCAGATACCTCCGTCAATGTTCCAACTCCAAGAGCTATACGATCGCGATATCATAGAAATTGCTGGAATCAATGACGCAGCATTTGGAATTACAGAAAACGCGCAAGAGTCTGGCGTGATGATGATGCTACGACAGGGGGCTTCTATTATAAATCTTCAAGATTTATTCGATAACTTGCGTTTATTTCAAAAAAGTATTAGCAAAAAAGTTCTTAAGCTTATTCAGCAATGGAAGCCGCAAAAAGTAAAGCGAATATTGAATGAAGAGCCAACGCAAGAATTCTACAACGCTGAATTCACAAAGTACGATGTCACCGTTCAAGAGGGAATTCTTACTGATACGCAGAGGCAGATGTACTTCCGACAGCTCGTTGACCTACGCCAGCTCGGCGCTCCGGTTACAGGCGAGATGTTAGCAAAAGCGGCTCCGATTCAAGGAAAATCCGACTATGCAGAAGAGCTTGCTGCAATGGAAAAACAGCAGGCACAGCAAGCGCAGCAGCAGCAGCAAATTGAACAGCAAGTGATGCAAACTCAAAGCCAGATGGCTCAGGCGAAAGCATTATCGGACGTAGCTCTCAGCAAAGAGAGATTTACCCGCGCGGTAGCCAATATGGGATTAGAAGATGAGCGTGCATCCAAAGCTGTTGAGAATCGAGCAGACTCGGCTTTACAGCGTGTAAGAGCCATTAAGGAGCTTCAGTCAATTGATGATGATCGAATTGTTAAATACATCCAATTGATTCAGATGATGGAAGAAATGAACCGAGTGAAAGAAGAGCAAACGAAATCTGATGACGTATCGATATCCCATCAAGCAAATGAAGCGCCGAGACAGGTTCCAGAGATTGGAAATATTTTAAATGAACTGCCAAACAATCAACCAGTGGAGGCTTCCAATGGAATATAAAATGGGAAAAAAAATGGGCGGTGTCATGGGACACGATAAGCCGCCAAAAAAATGCAATCCATACATGGCGCAAAAAAGCGACCTTAGTCGTTTGAAAATGAAGCCTATGGATAACCGTGGAACGCCAAAAGAAGCGTTCAATTACAAGTACTAATGTAAAGCCGCTTTACAGAGGTCGTATGACACAGCAAACAGGTGAAACACGCGACGCGATTATTGAAGCAGACGAGAAACGAATTTCTGCAATTGTAGAAGCCAATAAAGGGCGTAATGACCCTTATTGGATCGTTATTTTCGCAAAGCCTTCAAAGATCAACGTCGATGGAAAACCAACACTGATGAAGCATGTAAAGCCATACTTCAAAAAGCCATCTCCGCAAGTGGGGATGATAGTGGGAGAAGTTGACAACAGAAAGGGAACGATCGAGTGGGATATAAATATGCCTCAAGTACCGTTCAATTTTGATGCGCTGGGAATGCACGGAGTCGAACTGTCTAACCAAACAGTCGTCGAAACCACCTCCATCCCACAAGCATACATAACACAGTAGTGCCGCCGACTTAAGGGCGAAAAGAAACACACAATAACAAATAGGTTACCAAATGACCGAACAACAAGATTCGGGCGATCATACGGAGGCCGCCGCTCCGCTAGAAACTGCCGTTAATGACAACGTAGAAGGCCAGCCAACTCAGCAGGAACAGCATGTTCCCGTTGAGGCGCTGCAAGCTGAACGTGCAAAGCGACAGGGAATAGAAGATGAACTCAGGATGATCAAGGATAACATGTCTTTGCTGATGGCTCAGCAGCAACAATATGCGAATCAGTCACAGCAAAAGCCTCCTGGAGAATTCGAGGGTCTTTCAGATGACGATGTATTGACTGTTGGAGAGTTAAAAAAAACTCTAGCACAGAAAGAGCAGCAGTACAACATGAGTCTGCAAGAACTGAAGATGACTCAGAAGTATCCCGATTATCAAGAGACCATCACAAAGTATTTACCTGAAGTTTTTAAAACCAACCCAGGTTTGCGAAATACGCTGCAGCAAACTCAAGATTTTGAACTTGCCTATTACTTAGCTAAAAACAGCGATGCATATAAGTCTGATAATAAGAGACTTAAGAAAAATTCCGATGCTGAACGCATTGTAAATAATGCGAATCAAGCTGGATCGCTGTCTAGCGTTGGTCAGAATTCTCCGATCAATGCCGCTAAAAGGTATCGCGAGATGTCAGACGCTGAGTTTAGAGAGCTAGCGAATCGCAATCTTGGCTATTCATAGGAGAAATTATGGCTAATGTAACCACTACAGCCGTTTTACCTCCAGCTGTTAGGGAGTACTATGATCGCCTTTTGTTGATGACGGCATACCCACCGCTTGTCCATACAAAATTCGCTCAAAAAAGAGTACTTCCTAAGAAGATGGGGGATAGAATCGTATTCCGTCGCTATTCGCGACTATCTACGGTTCCTGTACCGCTTCAGGATGGCGTAACGCCTCCAGGAGCTGCACTGTCTGCAACTGATATTCAAGCGCAGGTCGATTTTTATGGAAATTTTGTTACGATCACAAATCAGGTCGAACTTACTGTTGAAGATCGCGTTTTGAACGAATCTTCTCGATTGCTTGCGCAAAACTTAGGGCAGACAATTGACGAGGTTACTCGTGATGTGCTCGCTTCGACTAGTTCAGTTTTACAGTGTGCATCCGGTGCAAACGGAAACACACCTACAGAACTAACAAAAACTGACATCGATGCAGCGGTTCAAACTCTGCTAAACAACGATGCTCAAATGCTTACAGAGGTGATCACTGGCACTAATGCGTTTGGCACAGCTCCGATTCGTCCAAGTTTTATGGCGTTTATCGATACGGCATTGCTTGACGATCTAGAGGCTGTTTCTAACTTCGTTAGTTCGTCACAGTATCCATCGCAGCAACCCGTTCTCGATTATGAATGGGGATCAACAGGAAACGTTCGCTGGCTTTACACATCCGTTGGAAGTGTCACTAGCGCATCACCTGCTGTATACAACAACTTCATTCTTGGAAAAGAAGCTTATGCGATCGTCCATCTTGGAGCTGATACCGGAGAATTTTACGTAGAACCTCTTGGATCTGCTGGATCTGCCGATCCGTTGCATCAAAGAGGAAGTGTGGGCTGGCAACATCCCTTCGTAGCTAGAATTCTCAATGACAACTTTATGTTGAATCTTGAAGCAACACACACATAAGGAGAAATTACCATGCAAATGAAACGATTCGCTTGGACTAACCCTTCTTCAGCTGTTGCTCGCAATTTAAATTGCGGATTCGCACCGGCTAAAGTTGAGATTTGGGATCTAACCACTCCAAATAGATTTGAGTGGACGGATGACATGGCAGATGCGGCGTATTTTACGCTTGGAACGCTGGCATATACAACATCTAACGGTGTCACACCATTAAGTCAAAGTGCGGCATATGGCGCATCTATTTCAGCGTTTACCAATGCTAACCCTGGGGTTATTACGGTAAATGATACAGCAACATTTGGATATGCTGCTGGAGATACGATTAAAGTCGCTGGTGTTGCTGATGATGGATCTGCTACTTCATTGAATGCTGATTTTACGATCGGTTCAGTAACAGCTCCGGACACTATTACACTTGTTGAAAACACAACGGCATATAGCACGTATGTTTCTGGTGGTTTTGTCATTCGTGAGACGGATACGAATGGGGATGCTGTTCCACGACAAAACCAGGCAATTCAAGGGGTAACTCTTGGAACTGGAGCTGTTGGAGCAAATAGCGCTTCGATGGTAGCAATCTGCTATGCAGAAGAACCCGTGGTTTAATAATTATTTTATGAGGAGTTTAACCTGGGTCCTAGGTTGCTCCTCATTTTAGGAGGAATTATGTCAACAGTAGCAAACTCGAAAGAAATGGATCTGAAAAAAATGGAAAAACTTCCAATCATTGATCCATCTAATCCAGGAAAAAAATTTAACGAAAAAGAAGAGAAGTGGCTGAGAGAGGTAAAAACTTATGAGTTTACCAATCTTGAGCAATCTGGCTTGATGCTCTCATTTCCCTATGGATCTACAAAAAATAAGATGCAGTTTACGTTTTTCCACGGTGGTAAATACAAGTTACCAAGATTTATTGCTAATCACGTAAATTCTCGTGGAACTCCCAACTGGGGATGGAAACCGGATGGAATGGGAAGCATGGTAAAACACTTGAGTGGTAGAAAGAATAGATTCCAGTTGCAAGAAGCGTTTGAATAAGGTGTAAAAATGGCTCAATGGACTTTAGCGGATATTCGAAAAAAGGCGCGTCAAGTTTCTGGTCGTCTGAGCTTATCTGAGTTATCCAATAATCAGTTGGATGACATCATAAATCAATTCGTACAGTTCGAATTTCCTGCTGAAGTCAAGTTGGATCGAAATTACTCATTTTATGAGTTCAATACGACAGTAAACACGCAATCTTACACGCTTCCAGAGACGTATACAAATTTCGATCCAGAAGCGAAAATCGATAATAAGACGCTTAAATTCTATTCCGATCCCGATAAATTTGATGCGGAGAACCATCAAAATATCAGCCGAAAGGTCATTGGAACGGGAGACGATTCCACGACAGCATTTTCTGATACGTTGGGCAATGGCAATTTCCCCATAGAATCAGGAAGCGTTATTGTTGATGATACCGTCGAGGTTTTCACGGATAATAGCGATGGAACTCTTACTGGAGATCAGGGCGGTTCAGGAACTATCAATTACACGACTGGAGCGGTTTCTGTAACATTTAATACAGCTCCAACAGATGGGACTAATATCGAAGCGTCATGGAAAGCTTTTCAGCCTGGGCAGCCTGTTTCTGTATTGCAGTTTAATAATCAATTTACTTTCTATCCAGTGCCTGATCGTACGTATCGCTTTAAGATCAAGGCATGGTCAATTAACACGGTTCAATATTCCAGTGGCAACGTGTCAAGCAGCTTTACATCTGCAACCGATCGCCCACTTAAAGATCAATGGGGTCCAGCGATTGCCTATGGATCTGCGAGACGTATCCATGCAGATTTTGGAGAACTGGATGCCTACAAGCAAGTAACTGCACTTTACAAAGAACAGATTGCTTATATATTGCGTCGTACCCATCAAGACTTGCTTGATGTTCGAGCAATGCCTAAATTTTAATTTCTCGGGGGAAACATGGCTTGGAATGAAGATAAGCCTGGAAATGACGAAAAAATACGCAATCTTGGAACGGTAATTCGTGCAAACTGGGATGCGATCCTTAAAGGCGATGAAAATACCGATGGCGTAACAGGAATGTTAGAGCAGTATTCTGTTCAGCTGGCTAACCGTAGCGACGTAGCTAGCTCAGCAGATCCAACTGTTAACGAGGGAACGCATTATATTTATGCCAAAGAAGACGATGAAGGCAATCAAGAGGCTTTCATGCAAGATTCTGATGGTAACGATCCTATTCAAGTGACTCAGGGTGGTCTTCTTGGCTCAGACGTTACAGATATTGGCTTTGATACACTTTCTCATAATCAAGGAACTCGATCATTTAATGAAGATAATTTTATTGCGGCATGGGGTGCTTTTGCTGGAAGCGGATCTTTAACTCTTACTTTTGGTAGCGGATTGAGTGCAGGTTCGCGTTATGGGGCTGGAAATTACAAGATAAATATAGATGCAGATATTGTAGACAATTCTAACTATGGAATTTTTGGCTGCACGAGCACAAATGCTGGCGTAGTT